AACAACGATGATGAGCTGAAAATACTGCTGCACGTCCAGCCGCACCTGCGGCTCATTACGCACCGCGAGACGGGAGCCACGCTGAAAGTCGTGGCTGCAGACAGCGATGTAGTGGGCGGTAAGAAGGCCGTCGGCGTTCTGATCGATGAAACCTGGCTGTTCGGCAAAAACCCGAAAGCTGCTGACATGATCCGCGAAGCCACAGGCGGCCTGCTGTCCAGGCCGGAAGGTTTCATCATCTGGCTGACGACGCAATCGAACGAACCGCCGGCCGGTGTGTTCAGGTCGAAGCTGAACTATGCCCGCGGCGTGCGGGATGGCCGGATCGATGACAACCGCTTCCTGCCGATCATCTACGAATTCTCACCGGAGATGATCAAAAGCGGCGACGCGCGGAAGCCTGAAAACTTCCAGCTGGTTAACCCGAATATCAACTACTCAGTCGACCGGCCAACGCTGGAACGCTTGTTCATGCAGGCGGAGATCGACGGCGAAGCAGAGGTTCGCGGCTTCCTGGCCAAACACCTGAACATCGAGATCGGGCTTGCGCTGATGTCCGACAATTGGGTCGGCGCTGAATTCTGGGAAGCGCAGGCCAAGGCCGGCATGACTTTGGATGATCTGCTGGAGCAATGCGAGGTCATCGAGGTGGGCGGCGATGGCGGCGGGCTGGATGACCTGCTGGGCCTATCGGTGATCGGCCGCGTTCGCGACTCGCGTACTTGGCTGCACTGGGCGCACGCCTGGGCGCATCCCTCCGTGCTGGAACGTCGCAAGTCCGAAGCGCCACGTCTGCTGGATCTACAAGCCACCGGCGACCTAACCATCGTGGACAAGATCGGTGATGACGTCGATCAGTTCGCCGCCATCGTTGCGCGGATCAATCAGGCTGGCCTTCTCGATAAGGTCGGACTCGACCCGGCCGGTATCGGCGCGGTGCTCGACGCATTGGCAGATGTCGGCGTTGAAGAAGAGCAGATCGTTGGCATTTCCCAGGGCTGGAAACTTACCGGTGCAATCAAGACTACCGAGCGCCGGCTTGCCGATGGCTCGCTGTTCCACTGTGGTCAGCCGTTGATGGCCTGGGCCTGCGGCAATGCCAAAGGCGTCCCATCGGCCAACGCCTTCTTGATCACCAAGCAGGCATCAGGCACCGCAAAAATTGACCCGCTCATGGCCACCTTCAACGCCGTGTCGCTGATGGCCCTCAACCCTGAGGCCCGCGGAGGCTTGGACGACTACCTCAATAACGGATTCTTCGGACTAGTAGGCTGACCATGGCATTTCGTTGGTACAACCCGAGCAGTTGGCGGTTTTTCGGCTACACCGATCCATCCACAGGTAACTATGTCGATGTGGACATGGAAGTCGGCGGTAAGCGAACTAAAGCCGGCGTCACCATCACGACCAAGAGCGCACTGTCGATCAGCATGGTCTGGTCTTGCGTGAAGATCCTGTCGGAATCCCTCAGCGGCTTACCCCTGAAACTGTACGACGATAAAAAGACAGGTCGTGAGCAAGTCGCGGACACCGATTCGGCGCTCAAACTTCTGCGCAAACCCAATCCCTACATGACGATGCTGAGCTTTCTGAAGTTCATCGTTGTGAACATGGCGTTGAGAGGCAATGCCTTTGCGCTGATCGAGCGCAATGTGCACGGCACGCCGATCGGTCTAGTACCCGTATCCACAGACACCGTGACCATCGATACCGATGATGAACTCATGTATTGGGTACAGCCAAAGGACGGTGACCGCTTTCCGGTTTCGCCCGAGAACATGCTGCACTTCAAGCTGTTCAGTCTCGACGGCGTCACCGGATTGTCCCCTATTGAGTACCAGGCTGAAACCATGGGCCTGGCCAAAGCGGGACAGCAGTGGTCCTCGCATTTCATGCGAAAGGGCGGTTTCACCGGTGGCTATGTGATCTACGAGCAGTTCCTGACCAAGCAGCAACAGGCTCAGGTCATGGAGAAATTCCCGGATGTGCGCCAAGGCGACGCGGCGGACATCGGCAAGATGGCCATCCTGCAGGGCAACCCCAAGATCCAGCCGGCGGGACTCAGCCAGAAAGACGCCCAGTTCATCGAGTCTCAGCAGTTTCAGGAAGAAGCCTTGGCTGGCGTGTATGGCGTTCCGCTGTGGCTGGCTAACCGTGCCAATAAGACCTCAATCATGGGTTCGAACCTTGAGCAGCAGCTCACAGGGTTCATCACCTTCGGACTCAAACCCTACATCGACGCAGTCGAGGACGAACTCAACGACAAGATGTTTCGTTCCAGCTCGCGCTTCGTCGAGTTCGTGGTCGAGGGCTTGCTTCGTGCCGACAGCGCCGGCCGCGCCACTTACTTTCAGGCAGCCCTTGGTGGCTCCGGGGGGTCCGGCTGGATGTCGGTCAACGACGTTCGCAAAAAAGAGAACCTGCCGCCCCTGTCTGGCGCGGAGTACGACCGGGTCACCCGGTGGGAGATGCAGACCAATGTCAAAGCTTGAAGTCCCGTTTGAACTCAAGGCGGTGGATGACGCTGGCAACTTTGAAGGTTATGCCGCGGTGTTCAACAACGTAGACCTTGGCGATGACGTCATCCTGCCGGGTGCCTTTACCCGAGTGAAGGCCACCCGCGGCGGCAAATTGAAGCTTGCTCTTTACCACGATCTTACCCGCTTGGTCGGAGCTGCTGACTACACGCAGGACGATCACGGCCTGTTTCTCAAGGGGCGCGTCAACCTGGCCGTCAGCTATGCCCGCGATGCCTACGAGCTGATGAAGGCCGAAATCCTCGACAGCATGTCGATCGGCTTCAACACCATCAAGGCAGATTTTGAAGACCGCGCCGGGCGTCGCGTTCGGATCATCAAGGAGGCGGAACTCTGGGAAGCCTCTTTTGTGCCATTCGGTATGAACCCTGAGGCGCAAATCCTCACCGTTAAATCCGACATTCGATTTTTCGAGAACGCCCTGCGCGAACGCATGGGCCTCTCGCAGAAGGAAGCGGCGGCAGTCGCTTCGCTCGGCTATCCCGCGCTACGCCGTGACGGCGGCAGCGAGGCCACGGCGATCGTGGAAGAGCTGAAAGAAATTTCCACCCTATTCGCTACTACATTCGGAGCAAGGCCATGAGCGAAGTGAAAGAATTGAAGGACTCCCTGGAGCTGCAACTGAAGAGCGGCTTTGATGGGCTACAAAAGAAATACGACGCAGCCATTGCTGAAGTCGAAAAGGGCAACAAGGTCACCACTGATCTGAAAAGCCAGATCGATAATCAGAAGGGCGAGTTGCAGCGAGTCATCGACCAGGTCCAGGACCTGGAGCAAAAGGGTGTCAAGCTGCGCGGCCAGCCCGGTGAGGGCAAGAGCTTCATCGATCTCGTCAAAGGCCACGACAACTACAAGGGCCTGCAACTCAAGAGCGTCAGCACGGCCGAGATCGAGGTGACGAAGTCCGATCTGGCCAGCATGAAGGAAATGAAAGTCACCAGCGCCGGCATCGTTGCACCGACGTATGATCCGGTGATCCAGCCTGGCATCCGCCAGGAGCTTCGCATTCGCGACCTGCTGACCACGATTCCGGTCATAGGCCAGAACTACACCTACTTCCGTGAGAACGTACACACCCGGGGCGCTGCACCGGTGGCGGAAGGCGGCTTGAAGCCGACCAGCAACGTGACCTTCACCACCGAGACGGACCGTGTGAAGAAGATTGCAGTCTGGATGCCGGCCACGGATGAGGTTCTGTCCGACGTGCCGCAAATGTTCGCCTATTTGCAGCAGCTTCTGCGTTACGACCTCAAACTTGAGGAAGAGGCGCAGATCCTCAAGGGTGACGGTACCGGCGAAAACCTGAACGGTTTGATGACCCAGGCCACAAGCTATGACTCCACCCTGAGTAAAGCCGGTGATACCGCGATCGATCTGGTACGCCGTGCCATTTACCAGGTGCGCAAACAGTCGAAAATGTCCGCCGATGGCGTGACCATGACTGAGCTTGACTGGATGAACATCGAACTGCAGAAAGACGGGGAGAATCGCTACCTGTTCGCCAACCTGCAGGGCTTGGTCACTCCAATCCTGTGGGGGCGCCCAGTGATCACCTCGGACAGCATGGACGAGGGTGATGAAGACACCGGCGGCGAGTTCCTGGTGGCCAACTTCGCACGTTCGACGACCTTGTTCGATCGCATGTCGTTCCAGTTCAAGATGGGTCTGATCAATGATCAGTTCATCCGAAACGAGATCGCTCTTCTGGTAGAGGAGCGCCTGGGTCTCGGCGTGCGCCGCAAGGAAGCGCTGGTCAAAGGCCGGTTCCCGACTGCGCCGTAACCCAAACCTACTCAGGCCGGCGCTTTGCCGGCCTGCTCGTTTCAGGAGGCAGCATGAAAATCAAGATTCTGTGGGGCTTCGTCGGTAACGGTAAGTTGCTGGGAGCCGAATCGAACAAGGTGAAGGCCGGCATGACGTTCGAGGAAGCCGATGACGAGTACGCACACACCCTGATCGGAAAGGGGCTGGCCGTCGAGCTCGATGCCAATGGCAAACCTCGTGTGGCGAAGCCGAAGAACACCAAGCCGGCCGCGCCAAGTGAGAACAAAGCTGGCACCGGCGCAGCCGTAACGGCCGTTGACGTTCAATCCGCTACGAACAACGCCGCTGACAGCAATGACGTTGCCGGCAAAGACGTCGGCGAGGGTGCTAAGTAAATGATCGACCTGGCCACCGTGAAGATGCATCTGCGGGTCGATGGCGATGAAGAAGACGCTCTGATCGGCGGCTACATCGAGGCGGCCAAGGCTCATATCGAGCAGCACTGCGACCGGAAACTGGTCGACGCTGACCCGGCTGAACCGGCTGAGATGGGCCTGACAAACGATGTAGTGCAGGCCATCTTGCTGCTGGTCGGTCACTGGTACGCCAACCGTGAGGCGGTCGCTGTCGGCACCATCGCCACCGCCATGCCGCTCGCAGTCGACCGACTGCTCTGGTACAGGAAACGCTTCTAATGAGAGCAGGCCCAATGCGTAACCGGTGCGCAATGCAGAAGCCGACTCGCGTAAAAAACAGCACCGGCGGCTTCGATGTGACCTGGTCGGAAATTACAAAACTTTGGGCAGAGATCACGTTGCCGACGGGCCGAATCGTGCCAGTTGCGGAACAGCTTAGTGCTGTTGTCAGTGCAGAGATCCGGATTCGCCCAAGGGCGGATGCTGTGGCCGGCAATAGGTTGGTGCATACCGCCGACGGCGTCACCAGTACTTACCTGATCGAAGCGGCACTTCTCAACAACGAGCGGGACATGCTTCGACTGCTGTGTTCAAACGTACCCAATCCCTAGAGGTGAGTCATGAAAGTTACTGCCCTGGGTAATCTCTCCGGCGCGACCGGTGACCGGGAGAAAGGTGAGGAATTCACCGTTGACGCCAAGCTGGGCGCCGACTTGATTCTGCGTGGGCTGGTGGTGCCGGTTACCGACACTGCTGTCATCGTTGAAAAACCGGTCAAGGCCAAGGAGTAAGTCATGGCTGCCAGGCGCTCTCGGATGTCGGGAGACTTCAAACTTCGGCGGACACTGCGCAACATCCACGCCACGATGGATAACGAGTTGGTTGGTGTGATGCAGCAGAGCGCTGACCGAATCTTGGCCACCATGCGGCAACTCATCCCCAAGGATACTGGTGCAGCGTCGGCGGCCTTAAAGGTGTTCGTTTCCAAGAGCGGCCTCAACGCCGAAATCGGCATTCGAGGCAAGCGTGACTCACAGCGCTTTTTCTATCTTCGTTTTCTGGAGTACGGCACCAAGGGTTACAGCGGCACGCTTTATCGGAGGGCTGACCGAAATGCGGTAGGCGGAGAGCACACCAACAACCGTGACAAGTCGAACCTCTCCGGTCGCCGCAATGCGTTGCGCGCGCGGGACACCAAGAACAAATCGGATGGTGCTCACTTTTTCGGCAAGTATCCGGATATCCCGGCGCGGCTGGCACATCCCTGGCTCCGTCCTTCCAAGGATGTGAATCGGGAGTTTGTGCTGGCAAACATCCGGGCAGCTGTTGCCGCTACTTTGCGCAAGGCGAGCGAGGGCTTGAGCAATGGCTGATCCGTCTGTTGCATTACAGGAAGCGCTGCTCGCGCGGTTGGAGGCCGAGGTTTCGTGCCCGGTTTACGACGGCGCACCAATGGATACGCCGACGCCATATATCTCGTTTGATCGGGAGATATCCAACAACATTTCGCCCATCGCTGGGAGAAAGCGGCAGCAGCGCCTGATCTATTTGTCTGTCTGGTCCAATGCTCATGGTCAGGCCGAAGTGAAGCAAATCAACGGCGAGATTGTTGCCGCCCTGGACGAGCGCAAGCTGGCTTTGACGGTTGGCCGCGCTGTCTCGGTCAGGGTCGAGCAGGCTGACGCCCAGCGCGATGCTGACGGCGTCACGTACCAGGGATCGATCACGGTCCGCGTCATCACCACTCATTAATCCCAACACCTGCCGCCCCGCGGCTTTATCCAATGTGCCTTTGGAGGAACCCCCATGGCCGATGACAACCTCAACACAGCCGCCGGCTGCCGCTTTTCGCTGGGCACCAAGTCCGGCGCGGACACCGAAGCGCTTTACAAAGCTGACACCTATGTCGAAGTGGGCGAGATCGAAGACCTCGGCGAATTCGGCGACACCTTCAGCTCCGTGAATTTCACGTCACTGCGCGATGGCCGTGTTCGTAAATACAAGGGCACCGCTGATGCGGGCGATCTGACGTTGACCGTAGGCTTGGATAACGGCGACGCCGGCCAGGCCGCGCTCAAGGTCGCGCACAAAGATCGCAGCAAGGGCGATTACAACATCAAGATCACCTTGAACGACGGTGATCCCGATGCGACACCGGCGGTCTTGCCAACCACGTTTTACATGCGCGGGAAGGTGATGAACAACACTGTCGCCGCCGGCGCTGCCGACAACGTGGTACGCCGAAACGTCACCATCGGCATCAACTCCGACATCCTCGAAATCCTCCCGACGTAATCGACGGGGCTTCGGCCCCAGCCTTTCAAGGAATCGTCCCATGAGCAAAACCCTTCACGGCACCACAGTCATCACCTTGGAGGGTGAGGATTACCAATTGGTGCCAACCTTGGCTGCGGTGCGTAACATTGAAGCGCACTTCGGCGGTTTGCGCGGCGCAGCACAGGCCATTAATTCAATGAGTGTCGATGGTTGTGCGGCAATTATCGTGGGCGGTGCCGGGTTGTCGGGCAAGGACGCTGAGGCGATCGCCGAGAAAGTTTGGCAAGCTGGCGTGCTGGACGTGTCGATCACCCTAAATAAATACTTGGTCGCCCTGTATAACCCGCGAGGCCCGGGCGCGGGAAAGCCTCAGCCGGCGAAGGTGTAAGTGCTGTCGAGGATGGCAGTTATGTCGACCGGCTTTTCTCAGTAGCCACCGGGTGGTTGGGATGGTCGCCTGAAGCCGCTTGGCATACGCCACTGCCCGAATTGTTCCTGGCAATGGACGCCCGGATCGAGTGGGTGCAAATGAGCAACCCATTCGGAAGTAAGCCGGCTGGAACGAAAGAGAAGCCGAAGCCCGCCTCTGTTGCCGCCAAGCTTCGACAGGCTCTAACCGGTCGGAAGCGTTGAGTTGCAAGTGCCTTTCGCCGCGTAGCGCGCGTTGTCCTTTTGGCGTTTCCCTCTGTGGTGGTAGATTGCCGCCTTCTACAGGGAGGGTTGATTGTGCAAAAAGAGATATGTGTGACCGTTCTGGCATTCATGCTGGCGGGCTGTGAAACCACCCAGGTTTCCCCAGACCATGCAAAGCCGGTATCCAAGTCAGATATTTATGCGTTCGGACGCCAGAATAGCCCAGACGACGCAAGAATCGTATTCACTCAGGATGCGGGTGCGATGAGCTGTTTGGGTGCGGGAATGTCCGTTTACCTCGATGGTCAGCTAGCAGCGAAGACCGGTCATGGGGAAAGCGTCAAGCTCTATCACGCGCCGGGTCCCGCTCAACTGAGCATCAAGAATAATGCTATGTGTGCAGGTGGAGACTTAAGCGGTCTCCTACTTGAACTCAAGCCCGGGTATTCGTATCAAGTTCGAGGCTACAGAGGTATGTGGGACAAGCCAGAACCATTACTAACCACCCCGGGACCATTCAAGTTTGCCAGGCAGTGATGCAATGACCAGTACACGGTGCTTGCTGCATAGAGCATTCGTTACCTTGTGTTGACCGACCGCAATGGCGGACTCCAGCTAATAACCCATCAGTACGACTTAGGAATCACCATGTTTTTTGGAAATGGCCGCAGACCTCTTCTGGATTTTTTGCGCAATCTCACACCGCAAATTTTATTCTTGGCGTTTGCATTGATTGCTGGCAGTAAATTGGACTTGAACAAGGTTGATATCAGTTATGAAGGAGTAAAACGAACGGCTCTGTTTGCAGTGTGCTTGTTCGTTTTTTTCGCATCCGTGCTGGCGAACCTTACAACGTTCCTTGAGGATTCGCTTGCGGTCTGTATTAAGAAAGACGAAGAGCACACCAATGCTGCAGCTCAAACTCAAGGGTTGCGAAGGATCAAGGCACTGCTTGCTGTAGCGTGGAAGGATCACAAACTAGCGATTTTTAGGATGTTTATAGTGATGACAGTGGCTGAGGTTGCGATGTCTGCCGTCATTTTCATGGGCGTCCAAAGCGCGATCGTGAGTCCCTTCTTTGCGAAATGAACTTCGTTAAATCCATGGTATTTCGCGCTTGTTGTGGCGCTGATTGCTAAACGAACAAAAAACCCGCACCGGCGGGTTTTTTAATGCCAGGAGAAAAACATGGCAGATACCGACGTTCAGGGGATGCTGGTCCGCATTGAAGCGACCACCGCACAGCTGCGGCAAGAAATGGCCCGCGCGGACTCCAGCGTTGCCCAGGCGTCTGGAAAGATCGATAAGAGTCTGGGACGTGTCGACGAAGCTTTTGATCGTGCTGGCGAAAGCGCTCAAAGTGCCGCTGGCCTGATCAAGAGTGCCCTTGCTGCTGCCATTGGTACCGCGTCTATAAGCAAGATCATTGAAGCGGCAGACTCGTACGGCCAAATGTCCGACCGAATCGGCATGGCTACCAGTAGCGTCGGTGAATATGACCAGGTACAGCAGCGGTTACTGGACACCGCTAAGCGCACCTATCGTCCGTTGAGTGAGGCTCAAGAGCTTTACATCCGGACGGCTGACAGTTTGAAATCGATGGGCTACAACACCGGCCAGGCGCTGGATGTAATGGATAGCTTCAGCTTTCTGCTGGTCACTAACTCTGCAACTGCGGACAAGGCCAGCGCTGCCATCGACGCTTATTCAAAAGCGCTGCAGACCGGAAAGGTTGAAGCTGATGGCTGGCAATCGATACTCGCGGCCATGCCAACGGTGGTCGATACGATCGCCAAGTCAACAGGCAATACGGCTGAAGAAATTCGCAGTCTAGGTGCCCAGGGTAAGCTCAGCCTGGACGTTCTAACCGAAGGCCTGCAAAAGTCAGCCCAGGCTAATGGCCTGTTGGCGGACAGCATGAGCGTAGCTGTGCGCGATGCGGTCCAGAACCTTTCGAATGCCTTCACCGTGTACATCGGTCGATTGAATGAATCTACCGATTTCACAGGCGTGTTGGCGAAAGGGTTGGCGAGCCTTGGTGACAATTTCGAAACCCTCGCTGATGTAGCTATCTTCGCAGCGATCGCGGCACTTTCTCGATACGGCATCAGCGCCGCTGCTTCCGCCGCGATCGCGGCCAGGTCGGCATATCAGGAAGTGGCCGCCCGCAAGGCTCAGGCCACTGCGGTCTTGCTCGCCGCCCAGGCTGAGCAGCAGAAGGCCCAAACTTCGGTTTTTCTGGCCGAAAAGGAAGCAGTGGCCGCTCGCGGTACCGCCGTACAAACGCAAATGTCGTTGCAACTCGCGGAAGCCAGGATGGTGGAGACGCGCGCAACCAACGCGGTCGCTGCCGCTCAGGCAGGGGTAGGGCGTGCAAGTGCAGGTCTGCTCGGAATTCTTGGCGGGCCGATTGGGATTGCAGCACTCGCCATCGGCGCCGCCACAGCATTCCTGACCCTTCGCGACAACACCACTGTACTGGAGCAAAAGCTCGGTGATCTGAACGACCCACTCGACAAGTTGACAGAGCGCTTCAACAAGCTCAATCGAGCCACTCAGTCTGTCACCTTGCGCGAGTTGCGCGCCTCGATCGCTGACACAGAAAAAGATCTTTCCGCAGCCGCCGGTTCGATTGCTTTCGATTTTCAGGCCGGTTTGACCAGTGCCGGTTTGGCGGGTGCTTCCGGGTTTATGGGTGGTATTGCTCCGCTACCTGCCGAGTTTCAATCGGCAATGGACATCGTCAACAAGGCTGTCGCTGATGCTACAACGGGGCAGGCAGTAGATTGGAAGGCAGTTGCCGATCAGGTCAGGCTTATTCCCGGGGTGACTGAGGAAATGGCCCAGTCAATTGAGACGGGCCAGATCAAGGTTTCCGACCTCACAGTCGTTCTCGATAAACAGCGGCAGACGCTGGCAGAACTTACAGGTGAGACGGAAGCCAATACCGCAGCGCGAGGCCAGAACAACGCCGCTATCGCTGCTGCCGATCAGGTCGGGCAAAAATACCTGGAGCAACTGCAAAAGCAACTTGGGGCGGCCAAGGACAAAACAGCCCTCGAAGCGGCGAACAGGTTCATTGCCGAGAACACTGATCTCACCGAGGGGATGATCGTTGCGATCCGATCGGCAGCAGCCGCCAAGGACGCGCAAAAGACCGCCGATGATGCGGCGACCAAGGCGACTAAGAAAAACGCCAGCGAGTCGGAGTCGGCCGCCAAGCAACAATTGAAGGCATT